GTATGTTTATAACATACTTATAAAAAAAATCAAATTAATCGTCGATCCAAGCGCCTGTTTCAGCGTCCGTAAGTTTCCATTTGCCTTCATCTTCTTTCCACTGATATAATCCAGTAGGGTCAGGATTTGGAACAGGTGGTACATACTTTCCAGCAGCAGAATCCCATGTCCAGCTTGCTTTTTCTGGTTCTAAAGGTGGAATAAATTGATCTAATGCTTCGTCATATCTTCCTCCGAGCTGGGCATAATGAGCTCTAAAAGGTGTTTTTCCTTCTCTGTGTACGCCTTCATATGTATTAACAGAAGTTTGTTTATAATTTCCACCGCCATGAATGCTTTGTAAATATGCAATTCCAACAGCTTCTGATTCATTTCCATTTTCGTCTAAGCAGTTTTTATTATCTACTTTAGACATGTTTACAACAATATTGTTTTCGTCTAATTTTGCAAAAGTCGCCATATTAATTTCCTATTGATATTTGTATCTTATACAAACCAATCCTGCTCCTCCCGTACCGCCTGGAGCTGTAGGACTACCTCCTGATCCTCCACCAGATCCCGTGTGTGTTTTTCCTGAGTGTGGACCTCCTCCATCTCCACCAGATCTTTCAGTTCCTCCGCCGATAACACCTCCGCCGTTTCCGAAAGCATTACCGCCTCCGCCTCCGCCTGCACACATTGCTAAGCCCATAGAGTTTGCGGGAGTACCCGTTGGAGCGTTTCCTCCTACTCCTGGTAATTGTGGACCGCCAGCTACTATATTTGAATAAATTCCTAATCCTGCTGATTTGGTTGGGGCATATATGCTCATGAAACCTGCTGGGCCTAATGCGCCGCCACCTCCTCCTTGGGTTCCTGGATTTCCTTGAGGGGGAGTTACAGGGGGACTATTTCCAGTTGATGTATCAAAAGGAGGTATTCTTCCCGGAGCTCCTCCAGAGCCTCCGTCAGCACCTTGGTGACTGTTACTACCGCCACCTCCGCCTGCAGATGTAATCGTAGAAAAAGATGAAGCTCCACCAGCAGCTCCTACTACTATTGGATATGTTCCTGGACTTGCAGAAACAGGAAGCATTGTTCCTGAACCTAATAAATCAGGGTGAGTTCCGCCGGAAGCTCTATAGCCTCCTGCACCTCCTCCACCGCCAGATGCCAAGTTGCCAGCAACTCCGCCATTGCCTCCGCCGCCAACTACCATGTAGTCAACAACAGCACTAAAAGGATTTCCTGATCCAACGCTTGCTACTGTAAGATTTGCATCAGATTTGAAAACGTGTATTTTATAATCACCTTCCGTTATAGTGTGATCTCCACCAGTAGCAGAAATAAAATTTCCTCCAGCAGATCCTGAAGAAGCACTATAAACTCTTCCATCTGAGTCAACAGAAAGATCTGTTAATGTAAAAGTCCCTTTTGATGGTTTAATTATTTTAGGCATAAATTATCTTTCCTCCTTATTAAAATTAATCTATCAATTCAACATATGAAACATGGTAATCTAAGTCACTGCCAGCACCAGCTGTAACTGCGATTAAATCTGTTTCGTCTAAATAAATTGGTGTATCAATTAAACTTAATGTTGAATCCGCAGGTACAGAAATTGTACTTGCAATTTTATAATATGTTGAACCGTTATCATTACTAATTTCTACTGTTGCATCACATGCATTAGTTCCGTCATCGTTTGCGATTAAAATTGTGTCTATTCTTATTGCAGATTCTGCAGCAACGTCTATCATAGTTGTTCTGTTAGTATCCGCTAAAGATCCCATTGCATTTTTAGGTGATATTGTTGCGACGTTTACAAGATTTGGTGTTGCCATTTTTTATACTCCTATCCTTTTTTATCCGAAAATCATGGAAAGTACAATACCTTTTCCATCAGTTGTTACAAGCTGCGTACTTTGGTTTGTACCAGCATTATTTGTTATTTTAACAGTACCACTACCATTTGCAGCTGTTGTTATATCTCCATTTGCTCCATCAGCTATAACAATTGAACCAGAATTAGTACCATTGTTTGTATTTATTGTTATATCTCCAGTTCCTTGAGTTGTTATTGTTGCATTAGCGTTATTATCCCCAATTTGAACTGTGTCAGCCCCTAGATTAACATCCCCTGTACCATTTGGTATGATATCAATATCTGCATTTGAAGTTGAAACAATATCATTTCCATTTACATCTAAATCACCGCCTAATTGAGGTGAAGTATCATCAACAACGTCTCCCCCAAACTCAACTGTAGTAATATTTGGATTAGTTCCATCATCTGCTTTTGCATAAGCTAATTGAGTTTTACCACTTGCAATCGTAGAACTTGTACCTGTTCCAGTTACGTATTTTAAAACTACGTTCTGAGATCCAGAAGTTCCATTCTTAACTAAATAAAGTTGTTGAACATCTAAAGGAATTGTAACGTTTCTAGATGCTGTAAGTGTTCCTGTAAATTCTATAACTCTGTGTGCAAGAGTTGCACCAGTTGATCCATCAGAAACTGAAAGAGTCGTGTCTCCAGAATCAGAGACTGCTTGTGCAGTATAACCGCCAGCTAATTGTTCAATAATTTCTAAATTTGTATTTGTCTTCGTACCCCAAGTACCAGCATTTTCACCAGTTGCTTGTTTCTCTATACCGAGAGGTGTGTATGTTGATGCCATATTTTATCTCCTATGCGACGTCACTATAACTTGTATTTGATCCAGTTGCAACATCGGAATAAGAGTTATTTGAACCAGTAGATTTATCGCTATACGATGTATTCGATCCGGTTCCTTTATCAGAATAACTATTATTCGATCCTGTTGATACATTACTATAAGATGTATTTGATCCCGTGTCAACAGGTCCGTAAATTGGAATTGTTGTAACACTTCCTAAATAAGAAGTTGTTGTTATTCCAGTTAATCCCATTATTTGATCAGCTGGTGCTATCGCTCCAACAGAGAAGCTTGCAGAAACTCCTGTTAATCCCATAACATCCGCAGGACTTATTGCTCCAACAGAAGCAGTTGTAGAAAGACCAGTAGGTAGTATTATAGGGTTTGATGTAACTGTAGCAGTTCCTTGTGATGAAGTTATTGACTGACCTGATACACCAATTGCCATATCTGTTGGTGTAATTGCTCCAACAGAAGCAGTAAATGATTGACCAGTTAATCCCATAACATCCGCAGCAGTTAATGATCCAACGCTTGCTTCAAATTCTTCACCAGTTAATCCCATAACATCTGCAGGACTTATTGCTCCAACAGAAGCAGTGAAGGATTGACCAGTTAATCCAACAACCATATCGGCAACAGTTGTAGATCCAACACTTGCAGTTACAGAAAGACCTGTGGGCTGAATAACTTTATTTACAGACTCGCCCCATGATTCTTCGCCCCAGCCATTTCTTCCCCAACCAACTAATGTTCCAACACTAGCTAAATCTCCTAGTGTAGAAGTTATTACACCAGCGGTTGAAATTCCTACAACATCTGCAGGAGATATATCTCCAACTGATGAAGTTATTGACTGACCTGATACTTCTACTGTTTCAATAGCTGTACCAGTAGCTGTTCCTAAAGAAAAAGTTGCTGATACTCCGGAAAGTTCTACAGAATAGTGAACACCCCAACCTGAATTACCCCAGGCTTGTCTTCCCCAACCTGCTAAGTTTTCTGCATTAGCTGTTCCTAAAGAAGAAGTTATAGAGTATCCTGTTACACTAACAGGTGTAGTATTCGAAACTGTAGGATAAGTTGCATCAACGTTAATTGACAAACCATCAGGTGAGGCTATTGTAGTAGGAGCCCCTTCTGCAGTTCCTTGTGAAGAAGTTATTGATTGACCAGATGGTTCAACAGAATATTCAACTCCCCAACCGGAGTTGTTCCATTGTTGTCTTCCCCAACCTTCAACGTTAAAAGCTGATTCATCTCCTAATTCAGAAGTTATAGAAAGACCTGTTAAAGAAACAGAAACTGTATTAGATTGCCAAGTGTTAACACCCCATGGTACTGAAGGATTGTCTCCACCCCAAATTGATGCCATAAGGATTTACCTCCTTATGCTAATCTAATGATAGCTGTTGTAGCTCCCGCTGTTGGGAATTGAATTGTGAAAGTTCCAGATGAAACTGTTTTATCTGCACCAAATGCTATAATAGCAACCGCATCAGTTGTCGATGTATCTGTCCCGGTTGTTGTATTATATATCATTGCACCATTTGCCGTAAATGTAGCAGAAGTCCATGATACATCAGAAAAATCTGTGTAAGCTGTTGTTGAAGATAAAGTCACTCCAGCATTAGTTAAAGATGCACCTCCAGCAGTATAAGCTGTTCCAGAAGTGTTTGTAATTTCGTTTGAAGTTGAGTAATCAGTTGTTGAAGCCCCTAAAGATGCCGAGCTTGTAAACATAGCTATTTTAAATGTATCTCCACTAGAAGAACTAAAATTGTGTTTTCCTTGTAAGAGTTCTTGTTTGAAACTTGAACAAATTGCTGATGTAATTGCCATATTTTATCTCCTATTAAGGGTTTGCTGAGTGTATTGGAATACGAACAGTACCATCTGTATAGTCATCTCTTCGTCTTCTACCAACTTGCTCGTTAGCAAACTTCTGTACTTCCTCTTTATACTTATTTTCATATAGTGTCAACATATCCATCGGACCTTTTAAGTATCCATATGACTCTACCAAGCAAGCATATAAAAGGCCATTTGGGAAGTTTAGACTGATATAATTAGTCGTATTATCTGAAGCTAAAGTAGTTGGCATTTTATTATAATGAACTCTAAATCTGTAAGTTGTATTAGGAACCGGAGCAAAAGCTATTCTACCAGATGTAGTCGCAGCATTTCCTGTAGCTCCTCCATACATAGCATAATATTTTGGTTGTCCTTGTGCAGCTGATGTTCCAGTTACATCTTGGTATTCTTGTAAATATGTGTAATCTTTTTTCTCTAACCACCTATTAGCTCCAGTGGTTTCAGATCCTGCAGTGTCATAAACTTGTATACCTCTAATAAATAAACATCCTGCAGGTGTATTTATAGATTCTTGACCAGCTACTAAATTTCCTAATTGTTGTTGTCTTTCAGCGTCAATTGGAACATCTCTAAAAATCCTGTATTGAGCATTTAATATAATATTTTCTAAAACAGCTGTAGTTAGAACATTATCATCAGTTTCTGTGTAATTTCTAATATTTGTAACTAAATCACTGTAACTTAATCCAGCCATTATTTAACTATCTCCTGACAAAGCGGACAGCTTTTTCTAAATCTACTGTGAATAACACAGTGTTCTGGTTTTTCTACATGCACTGGAATTTCTGGCTCCGGTGTTTTTAAATAATATTCAGCGTGTTCATCCATTTCTTCTGGACACGCACATTGTTTAATGTGAAAAATTTTACAAATCCATTTTTTTAAAAATTTAATCATGCTTCTATTGTTACGGGTCCTACTGAACAACCATACCCGCCTCCTTTAACTCCTCCATTTGTAGCAGTATCTGTATCAACTGTAAAATAAAAAAAATTTTGAACTGCGTAATCTGAGCTTACTCTTGCTCCTGAAACATACAATCCTGTTGTAATTGCATAACCTGCAGCTTTTGCAATTTTTGATCCAGTAATTCCATCAAAGGGTTGCGGATCAGAATATGCAAAAACAGATGTACCATTAACCCCTGTTACTGGATTATATGCAGTTCCTGTTCCTGGTGAAGTAGTTGGGGCACCTCTAAATCTATAGGTAGTCCCATTAGTTAATCCGTGTCCAGGAGAAGTAACATTTAGAATTCTAGATCCTGATGCATAAGTTTCAAAACCGTCCTCAATTATTCTTACAGTTACTTCTGGCTCTGTTCGATCAGTTCTCACATGTCTTAATGCAATGCCATCACCAGAAATTGGTTTTGGTTCCAGCTGTGGTTGTTTAGGTTCGTATTCTGTGTAGTGAACAAATGCACCATTCCATTCTCTCACCATTTCTTTGTAAGGAAATTGCAATCCCGATCTATCAGAAATTGCTAATGCGTGTTTACCTGTTGCATATTTTGCCATTATGTACCTGGGTAATAAGCTTTAGGTGTAATATGTGTACTTGAAGCTGACCCATCCTCTGCTAATGCTCTTGCTAATTCATCTTCATAATATAATTTCATAGCTTGAACTAATTCTGGTTTATATTTTTGTGCTAAATAAAAAGCTAATCCTGCTACCATACAAGGTAAAAATCTAAATGGAACATCGCTCGCATTTGTGTAATCTCCAACATCTTGAATTTTTTTTATATAATAGATATGCATATCTTTAGACGCATTTGTAGAATCTGGTGTTGGATAAACACTGACACTTACATAATCAATAAATCTTTGAACCCAATATTGAGCTGGTGTCCCTTTAGAAAGCTTGTTTGAAAAACCTGCATAAGTAGATCTATCTACTTTTGTCATTGGACTATCTGATTGAGTTGTTGCGGTTCTATTAGACCTTAATTGTCCTTCAAGAACATCTGACATTCCATAAATACCAGAAGGTGTTGAAGTGGCACTCGTGCCATCATCACTGGATCTATAAAATTTATATTCAGCTTGCCCTTCAATAAGATCAATATTTGTACTCGCTATTTCCCAATAGTGAATACCTCTATTTCCCCATTCTTGAAATAAAATATTTAAAGTTCGTTTAGCTGTTTTAAGTTGATACCCAGCTACATTTTGTAAGCCAATACGTTCGTGAGCTTCTTCTATTATTTCATCGATAGAAAAAGTTTTACCGAATGTAGCAGTACCAGAAGTAGTGTTAGCCATCTAACCTCCTAGTCGTAAACTTTAATCCATTCACAAACTACTGTGCCGGTGTCTCCATTTGAACAAGCTGGTAATGTTAAGTTAACATCTCCAGTGTATCCAGTTGCTTCAGTGTTTTTTAATCCACCGAAAGTTGTGTAATCAAAAGCCATTTCACCCGCTAGTGTTTGAAACACTACGTCTGTGTCAGCATCCCATGCTAATCTAATAGCGTCTACTGGTGCTGTTATAGAAACGTTAAAATTAACTTTAACTAGTCTAACTTTAGTACAAGCTGAGCCTACTGTTCCACCACGAGAATATTGTAGTGCAGAAACATCAACTATTTTAGTTGTGCCTCCAGTTGAATCAGAAACTACATTGTAGTGAGTGATAAGTTTTTTAGTTCCATCAAATACAGTTGAATTTAATACTGTGTCTGCCATTTTTTTTCCTCCTTTTAAAGAGCGCCTGCATTACCAGGCGCTCCGAGTTTAGTTATTTACCTATTACGCGTCAGCAAAAGGCGTTACCAGAGTACTTGACCCTAATAATTGTCCTGTGACATAATAAGCGTTATCTGCTATTGCAGTGATCTGTACCCAACTTCCAGCTAATCCACCTTTAGTTGAACCATTCATAGTAATTACATCATTACTTGATGAATCAGAAATGAATGTTTTTCCACCAGCACTATCATCAATACCTGTATACACAGCACCGTAAAACTTATCAGTTCCATCAGTTAATATATCCATGTCTGTTGCTGCAGTTTCTACCCAGAATGTGTAAGTACATCCAAGATTACTTGCTACGTTGTAGTCATTTGCTCCAGCTATCGCTGATGAACTACCCGCTGTAATAGTAGGTAAAGTAAATTTACCATCTGCATCATTACAAGTGATAATTCTACCTGCATGAGTAGCTACTGTTAAAGTTGTGTCAGCGGTTAAGCTAACAACTGCTTTAGGTCCGAAACTAATAAAACCATTTAATGATCTTACTGGTCCCGAAAACGTTGTATTTGCCATATTAATCCTCCTAGTTTCTGAACATAGTCTCTAG